CTGGCCAGCGCACATAATGATAGTTTTCGTAAATACTATCAACACTCACTGCTAAATTTACAGCTTTAAAATTATTTAATAGATTGACATACATTTCTTCGTTGTCAATGGATCCATTGGTGTTGATTTGTAGTGTAACTTTTTTGTTAATACCCTGCTCAATCATCCAGGTTTGTAATTTAAAAAAGTCAGGTTGGACTAAACCTTCGCCGCCGGATATTGTCAAAATAAAGTTATTATGTGTTGTGGCAGCTTTGTGGATATTGTCCAGCATTGAATCCCACAGGGGTGGATTATCTGCGATAGATGGAGAAGGGGACTGATTTATGTTCCATATTTTATCATACAAATTGCTAATATCCGCCGAACAGCTTCTACAAGCCATGTTACAGATGTTTGATAGGGTGACACTTATATTGAAACTATCTACTTCTTTATTTTTTAAAAAATTTTCAACTATTTTGGGTTCGTATCCCAATAAAGATCTGATACGTTCGCTAGTTTTACCATCTGCTTCGCAACGATAACACTCCTTACATTTTTCATGAGTTTCACCGGCTTCGATTGATTGTTTTATTTCCTTAATGGGAGAATAATAGTCGTCACTGTATGTGGGGAGAAGATTACAACAGGGTTTAACTGTGTCAAAATTAAAAAAATATTGTATTCCAGTATAAGGCAATCGGCAAATATGCTGATTGTCCCTGATCCATTCTACCGAATTGAATTCAAAATTATTTTTATATGGTATCATTTACCACTTTGAAAAAAGTGCGTTTGTGTTGACTAGCTGCGTTTGGCTAAAGCTGATTTAGCCATTGAGTTGACTGTTTTTTCAGGTGCAGTTCTAGGAGCCATGTTATCACCTATACCCGGTGTATCTTGCTCATCTTGATATGGCGCTATATAAACCCACATTGTACCGGATTCATCTTCTTTAATATCACTAATGATTTGCCCAACAGCATCGTTGTTGCCCTTGGCCATTTTTAATGTATCAAAGTTAAATTGTGGATGCTCGGTCCTAACTAAATTAATTAATGACTTAGCCATTACCTTGGGAATAGTGTGTGTCTCACTTGCACGTTCATGAATACGTACAAGATGAGTCAACAATGTATTAATTACCGGATCGTTGGCTTCATCTTGTATCATGCTATCGTAGACATCTTCTACGATGACTTCGCGAATACGCATTAGCGTTTCTCTCTGCCTAATGCTTCTGCGCCACCAACTGCAGCGTCGGTTGCTGCAAATTCGTCTGTATCTAAATCGCTGCCCATCTCAGCACCAGAAGGCATACCGCCATCCATGCCGCCGCCCATACCGCCATCCATGCCGCCGCCCATACCGCCATCCATGCCGCCGCCCATGCCCATGGGTTGTGCTATCTGCTCACCAGCTAATAAACGGGCTGCCTGATCAGCAGTTTCACGTGCTGTGCTCAATTGATCAACCATGCTAGCCAATAATGTACCAACACTGGTCTTGAACTGTTCAGCTTGTTCCATACCAATCTGGTCACGGATAGTATCTAGTAGTGCAGGCATCTGTTCGTTTTGCATCTTGCTCACATCTTCCAACATGTCCTGAATGCTATCGACCATGTCTTTAGCAGCAAGAATAGCCTGGCTCTTGCCCATTTCGCTTTCCATAATAAGCTGTTGCTTATTCTCTACCATCCAGCGATGTAGGCCTTCACGTACCATCAAAAGTTCCATGTATTTTGGATTCTTTTCTGCTATATGAACACCATGGCTGTGTTTAATCTGGTTCAGGCTTTCAGTCAGGCCCTTGGCTAAAACATAGGCTTTTTTAAAGTTTAAATTAGCATAATCAATTGTAATGCCAAAGCGGCTTTCCATGACTTTATTAATTTTCTTAGCGGAGGGCTTTACGCCCATTTCTTTTAATCTCATAGTGGTTGTTTCCCAAAGTTCAAGTATTTAGCCGAATTCAAAGTTTTTTTCAAAATATTCAAAAGATGTCGGCGGTTTATCTTAGCATCTATACATCTATTTAACACTGACGTGGATTTAACTAAATCCTGGGTTTTTGACAGAGTATATTCGTAATGCACAATATCTGTGTCCAGGCGCCCCAATTTGGTGTCCAGGTCTAATAGAGTTTGGGCTGCATCGTATTTTTGTCGTACTTCACTAATACAATAAATGATAGCTGCGGCTTTGGATGTAAAATCGTGTACGTGACGCCCGTCTATTTTTTCTACGCTCCAGCATGCAATGTGTGCACCAGTAATGCGAAAACCACCAACAAAAAACCCGTGGGCTCCAACAGGAATAACCACGGGTTGTGTTCTAAATTGTTTGAGTTCTTGTTCTGTCCAGTTTTTTATGTATTTGGTGCCGAAATCAGCGAATGCATTTTGAGCTTGCTCAAGTTCAGATTTTCTTTTTGTAGTAGATTTTGCCTTCTTCATTTTTTCTTAGCAGTACGTCTTTATTAACTAGGTGGTTTGCAACTACCATTTGCCTATGATCAAAATCTTCTTTTGCAATAGTTGCACGATCATGAAATTGTCCCAATACGTCTGCTTCTTCGTTGGTTAATGGTACATGTACTTTATTTAAGAGTTCTACGATCTTCATTATTATTTTAATATAAATTGAATGAATACTGTAATTAATCCTGTTAGCAATGCTGCTCCAAACACTGTGCCAATAGAAATCAGCTGAGTGCTGGTTTTACCTGACACATCAGCAGCCGACTCTGACAGTTTTGTTCGTATGATGATGATATGTTCTTCCATCGTACCCATACGATTTTCTAGTTTATCTAATTTATCTTCCAAGCTTCGGTATCTTTCAGCACATAAGTCCACGTGCGCTCCGAGGTTGTTTCTTTCGCTCTCTGCCATTTCGTTTCCATTCTTTTAAAGTAAAAGGGTTCTGGGTTATTGCTTAAAAAATGTGCCATGAGAGTTGCCTAAAAGTGCCAATGAATCAAATAGTATTTAAGTGAATCCTGCCAGTTTTAAAATATATGTTTTTGATTGCACCGTAGGGGTAGAATATTGGCAGCATAAAGCGAGCAGTTTCAGTAAGACCGCAAACAACAGGAACTTGTGCAAAGTCTTTATCCAATCCACCAACTGGGTCATCATTGTACAAAAAGACGTCCTCGGATTCCACCCCAAAACAGAATAACCAGACCTTTTGTACTCCGTGGTACATTTCCCCAAATCCGCCGGAACTGTCTATCGCGTATTCTCTACACACTGGTCCCTCAATCAGCTGTGGCTGGGCACGTAGCCCAATAACCTGTAGCACGGTTTCCCAGTTTCTTTGTTGATCACGCTCGAGTTCTTGCTCTACCCGGTGTCTGGTGACGCCGGTGGCGGTAACATCAACTAATGTGACTCCGGTAAAGAATTTCATATAGATATTTATAGTCAATAAAAAAGCAGACCTAGGTCTGCTTTTCTACTTTTAACTTGGTTAAAATTAAGCTACAGTAAAGCTTGTGCCGTCAGTTACGTCTGTACCACGAACGTCAACACTGTTAGCACCAACTGTTGCGCCTAGGGCACGAATCGCTGCTTGTACAACACTTGCTGCTGGCGCATTAACACCGTCACAGATCAAATAAACTAAACCACTAGTGGCTGCAACTGAACTATATGCCAAAAGTCCTTGTGGGAACTGCTTGACAATAATTTCAAACAATTCGCTAGCAGCATCATCTTCAGCTTGCAGATCGATATTAGCACTGCTATTATCTTGAACTTGCACTTTGTAGAATTTTAAACTTCCACCAATTTGTGCTCCTGATGTACCGTTCAGTGTACCAACTATACCTGCATATGAATATCCTGCGCTTGGGGTTACTCCGATTGCCATTTTATATCTCCTTAATAAGTTTGCGTTACCGCATGTTAATATTTATACGAATCATAAAAAAAGCAGACCTAAGTCTGCCTTCTTTATTGTTTTTTTACAAATTAAGCCAGTTTAATTCCACCGCTGCTGCTTACTGTGCATCCAGCACCTCCGGCGAAGCCGCTTAGATAAACGTTGCCGTACGCACCAACGTTACCCAGTGTACGCAATACAGTCTGTAGATCAGTTGCTGTCCAGTCGCTGCGCTCGCCAATAACACTGACTTGTTGAGCACCAGAAGTTCCGGCGTCAACTTGGAATGCTAGAACAGATGCATTGGATGCAAATGTTCTAATGATAGTTTCAACTGCACCAACTTTGCCCGAACCATTTGGTTCGCCCAATTCTTGGGCTAGATTTCCAGAATTTCCTGCTAAAACAGTGATTTTATACGCAGTGATAGGGGGTGCAATACCAGTATTAACGATTGCTGCATTAGCAAAACTCTGTCCTGATCCTACATTGTTTACACCGGCCGAACTGCCGTGTACTTTAGTTACTCCAATTGCCATGTTATATCTCCTTAATAGTTTGCGTTACCGCATGTTAATATTTATACTATTCAAGGATTTTTAGCAAAATTAGCTGCACTAAACATGGATCTATTTACCAGTTTGAGTAAACCCTGTGGGGTACTTACCACATACCCCTCGCCACCAGACTGACCGTTTATGTTGGCCTGCACAGTTTTTTGCTGGGCATCCAATTGCGCCACTATGTTGTTTTTCACGGCAGCAACAGCGTCGCAGATGACAAATGCACCTTCTAGGCCCTGAATATTTTGATGCAGGTAGCCGTCCTGATTTACACCATACATTCGTTCATGCTTGGCTGTTGATAACTTGGCGGGCAACCATTCTAGAAAACTGCTTGTACCACCCCGGACTTTAAAGTTAATGTACATCTTCATTAGTCCCGACAAATCCTTCATTTTAAATGATGCTAAATTTGTGGGGTCTATCAGCTGATCCACTGCTGCACCATATTTCTTAATGGCAGTGTCAGCTTTTTTGAGTTGCTGTACTGGGCTTTTTAGAACAATTTTGTCGGTCATTTGCGGAGTTAAAACACACAACGGGCCAGATAAATTTAAATCACCGGTTCCGTTTAATACTTGTGCAGGACTGTCAAAGTCGGCAAAGAACTGATGTACAACAACTCCACCTGACGATTTACCTATACGTTTTCCCAGATCACTTAGTACCGGGATCTGATAGGTAACTGTATTTGGGCGAAAAACGTACTCATTGTTTTGAGTACCGGGCATACCGGCCCAGAGTAAATCACCCCAGTAATATCCGCGCGAACTTGTTGGAACTGCTTGCTCCAATCCGGGCCATAATACATTTAATTTTTGGTACAAATCACCACGATCAACACCACGAGCTTGGTCATATGCAATAAACTGTTGAAGACTTGTGATGTTTCTACCGGACCCGTCACCCTTGGTAAACATGTGTTTATCAGCAACAGCCAGTTGTCCGTCGACATTTCTACCAAATATAATGGCAGGGAATCCGTCCCATTTGATGGTAAGATTTTTTGGCTGTGCAATCACCGAGTTCAGTGCTTGCGTAGCACGAGCGGCACCACGAGACCCTTCAGTAAAAACTAGATCTTCAGGGTGTTCTATATGTGTTGATTCTCTAAGGGAAGTTATGAATTCTAATATTTGCATTAATCGTCACTTTTAAAACGTCGCACACCACGAGAAAATTTAGCAGGATCTTGGGCTCTAATACTGTTTAATAATCTACGCTCCAACTCAGCGGCTTCATCAGCATTATAGTGCTCTTTGATATAATTAATCAAGTTAATTGCACCCGAAATAACGTGCCCAGCACGACTTTCCACAAGATTTCCCCGATCTTTAGTGACAGGCATGTGTGCTAGTTCGTCTAAAATACTGCGTGTCTTTTTTTGCAAGATTCGTCCTATTTTAGATATTTATTTGTTATTGGACCAAATAGCATAAAGGCTGTATCTGGTATAATCTGGTGGTATTACTGAGTCAAAGTAATGTGTGATCTTTCCATCATTGTCCATCATATATCCAAAATTCTTAATATATGGTGTTTTAATAGTAGTATTTGCGTATTCAAATTTAGTACCTAGATCGTATTCAATATCGTTTAAGTAAATCTGTATTGATAAATCTATTCCCGGATTATCAACGTGCTTGATTGTATGAAACCCTGCAGAATCTTTCCAAAGATTAATACCTAAAAATTTATAATTCTTTTTGTATA